AACGACCTATGCGACAAACGATCTAGTCACATACAACGGCGCTATTTATCAAGCCAAGTCAACTACGACTGGCAATCTACCAACCAACACCACTTACTGGACAAAGGTCGGTGACTACACATCACTGGGTCAGGTTGTTGCTGCACACACGACTCAGATTGCAACAGTTGTTAGCGATTTAAGTGCAGAGTCAACTCTTCGCCAATCCCTTAGCGCCCAAGTCAATGACGCTACAACTGGCCTGCCAGCGACTCGCTCGACTTTGCTGACGAACTACTACACCAAGGCAGCAACCGATTCAGCCATTAGTTCTGCAACAAGCACGCTGGTTTCCACAACGGCATTAAACACTGCTCTCGGTAACTACACTACTACCGCGGGTTTGGTGGCGGACTACTACACAAAGACAGCGACAGATTCTGCAATCAGCTCGGCTACGCAGTTCTTAGTTTCTACGACTGCGCTAAACACGGCTTTAACCGCATACACCAACACAGCTACGCTGACTGCCAACTACTACACCAAGACAGCCGCAGACTCGGCCATTAGCCAAGCAACTCAGAACTTGGTTTCCACGACTGCGTTAAATACTGCGCTCAGTGCATATACCAACACGGCTACCCTTAACTCGCTGTATTACACCAAGACAGGTGCGGACTCTGCAATTAGTGCGGCTACGTCTAACTTGGTTTCTACAACAGCATTGAACACAGCTCTTGGTAGTTACACAACCACTGCGGCGCTGACAACAAACTACTACACCAAGACTCAGGCTGACAGTGCGATTAGTTCCGCAACCACCAATTTGGTTTCAAACAGTGGCTTAGCTACGACACTAGGTAATTACCCTACTAACGCCACACTGACAACAAACTACTACACCAAGACGGCCACGGACTCGGCAATCAGTTCTGCTACGTCTACGCTTGTCTCAACCAGCACACTGAACAACTACACAACGACTGCGGCGTTGCAGGCTAACTACTTTACCAAGGCTAGCGGTACTGCGCTTGAAGGCAAGTACACAGTCAAGGTTGACCTAAACGGTTATGTCTCTGGCTTTGGTCTAGCTTCTACTGCCAACGACGCTACGGCAACCAGTACCTTTGCTGTTCGTTCTGACTCGTTCTATATTGCAAGCCCTAGCGGCCCGGGCATTACACCCACGATGCCGTTTATTGTCCGGACAACACCTGTAACTATTGGCGGTGTAGAGGTTCCTGTTGGTGTGTATATCACTGATGGCTACATCCAGAACGGCACGATCACTAACGCTAAGATTGCCAACCTCGCGGTGGACAACGCCAAGATTGCTTCCTTGTCTGCTGACAAAATCAGAGCGGGCTCAATCAGCGTTGGTCAGTACGTCCAGTCCTCTAACTACGTCTCTGGCTCTGCTGGCTGGAAGATAGACGGCGGTGGCTCTGCGGAGTTTGGTGCTGCGTCCATTCGTGGTCAGTTGGTGGCGTCTCAGATCAACTCTGCGGGCTTGTCCATCTACGCGGCTGACGGCTCTGTGCTTTTGTCTGCTGGCTCTTCCGTAAGCGCAAGCTCTTTCGGCGGTAACGTGACTGGGTCTGTAGCTGGTACTGCTGCTTCGACGGTTGTCAATACGGCCAACACTGCTGCCTCGACTGCTAATACCGCTAACTCTACGGCAAATTCTGCCGCCTCTGCGGCTTCTACGGCTCAGGGTACTGCCAACTCGGCTGTCTCTGCGGCCTCTACTGCACAGAACACGGCTAACAACGCTGCCTCCGCAGCTTCAACTGCTCAATCCACTGCTAACGCCGCTGTCTCTGCTGCTTCTGCGGCTCAATCCGCTGCTGACGCTAAACTTGCAAGGGCTGGTGCTCAGGTTCTGACGGGCCCCGTGACGCTAAACGCAGCATCCGCAATCACTGTGGGCAACCCTGCGCTAAACGGCCAACCCGGCTTTAATGGTTTCTACATCGGCAGCACAGGTATTGTCGGAACCCAGAACGGCCTAACAACTTTTGCTCTGGACAATGCAGGTAACGCCACGTTTAAGGGTAATCTGACTGGTGCGTCTGGTACGTTTGGTGGTAATCTGGCGGTGGGTAGTAGCCCTGCGGTGTCTGGCACAACAATGTCTGGAACGGGCGCAATCATTAATAGCGGCGGCACGTTCGCTTTGGGTAATACTACGAACAACATTTCGTTTAACGGCTCAAACATAACGCTGAATGGGGATGTTATTGCAACCGGTAACCTAAAGACAAATTCTGTTACAAATACTCTTATCGACAGTTTTAATGGCGTTAAATCCCTCTTGAACAGTCACGCTCGAACGTGGCAACCTGTTGCTAACGTTTCAGCTTACATAGCAAATACCGGTTCGACTTTGCTTATTTCATGTACAGGACAGAGTGTTGTTGGTCTTGTTGCGGGAACTGAAGGTGAAACTTATGTCTACCCACCGGGCTTTAGGTTAGTTCGCAATGGCGTTGTTGTGTACCACAAACCTGTCGGGGAACCCATTATGAATATTGCAGATAAAGACCTGCCTATTGGTAATTACAACTATGTGTTTGAAATGCAAAATTCCAGCCACGATAGTATTTATTTTGGTGCTTATCTATTGGCAGGGGTAAACTTCCCGCTACTCAATGTCACGGAACTAAAGCGATGAAATTTACGATTTACGATTCTACGACTGGGCAGATTAGCAGTGTCAGAGATTGCCCTGACATTACACAACAGGTTTTAAACCCGCTACATAGTTATATTGAAGGTGACTACAGCGGGGTGGACTACTATATTGACAACGGAGTACCTGTTCCTTTTCCGCCTCATGATTACATTTATGCTGATTTTGACTACGCAACCAAGACGTGGGTCGAAGACACTAGACGCCTTACACACGACGTTCTGACAAAAAGAAAAAAGCTTCTAACCTCCTCAGACTGGACTCAACTGCCTGATGTACCACTAGCAACAAAAGCTGCATGGGCAACCTACCGACAGGAGCTGCGTGACATCACGGCACAATCCGGTTATCCTACTGAAATCATCTGGCCAACTCCACCGCAATAAGACATAATACGCACATGGCAGAACTCGTCTTTGACCAGAAAGATCGTATTGGCGCTTGGGTTGCTAAGCGTGTCGGGCAGGACTCAGATTGGGGCGGTTTCTACGCGCTTGGTGTCATGGACGGCGATGAGGTTCTAGCCGGAGTAGTCATAAACAACTACAATGGATCAAACGCTACATGTCATATAGCCATCGCACGGCAGACGAAGCAAATCATTCCCCTCTTCGAGCATGTGTGCAACTATGCATTTAACCACTGCCAGTTAAAAAGACTCACTGGTATGGTGCCCACAAATGAACCACATATCATAGAATTCGATAAGCATCTTGGGTTTGAAGAAGAGTTTGTAATGAAAGACGGCGCTCCCGGCGCTGATATGCAGATTTTGGTAATGCGGCCTGACACCTGTCGTTGGCTGCGCAAGGAGTAAAAATGGGCGGAAAATCATCAAGACCACCAGACTTTGCGGCAATGAAAGAGGTCACGGAGCGTGGCATTGCTACTGCAGAACGTCTTGGCAATCGTCAAATGGACTTTGCACAACGTCAGTATGAGGAAATGAAACCTCTGGCTGAACGAATTGCGGCCCAGCAAATGGCGGCTCAAGAACAGCAGATGGCGCAGGCTCAGGACTACTACGACTACCAGCAGAAAACGTTCCGACCGTTGGAGCAAGGTCTTGTTGCACAAGCGCAACAGTACAATACCGAAGGTAACAGAGCTCAGCTTGCCGCTCAGGCTTCTGCTGATGCAGCTAACGCATTCCAAGCTGCTCAAGGCGTAACTAATAGACAGATGGCTCGGCAAGGTATTAACGCCTCATCTGGCGCTGCCCTGATGATGAGAAACCAAAATGCTTTGAACCTTGCAGGCATGACTGCGGGTGCAGCAACGAACGCTCGTCGCCAAGCTGAACAAACTGGTTTTGCTCGCAGTCTGGATGTTACTGGTTTGGGTCGCGGTCTTGCAGGTGCTTCGCTCGGTGCGTACCAAGGTGCTAATGCTTCTGGCACTGCTGGCCTTGCTTCTTCTATGGCTGCTGGTAATCAGTATGGCTCTGCGTTTGGCCAAGGTGCCGGTTACATGATGGGCGGTGCTCAGATGGGTCTCACAGGCCAAGGTCAAATTCTCGGCTCTCAAACAAGTGCATACAACACTGGCGTTAATGCTCAAGGCCAGATTCTTGGCACATTGGCAGGTGCCGGCCTTACAGCTGCGTTCCGCTCTGACCGCCGTCTCAAAGAAAATATTGAAGTGGTTGGTCGCGACGAGCGCACCATGTTGCCGCTGTATAAGTTTGAATATATTGGCGGTACTGGCCAACGCTTCTTGGGCGTGATGGCCGATGATGTTGAGAAACGCTACCCAGAGATGGTCTTCACAATGCCTGACGGCTACAAAGCAGTTAATTACGCCGGTCTCGGCATTGAGATGTTGGAGGTTTAATCATGGGGTTTGCAGCAGGATTTCAAGTAGGCGCGCAAGCTGTTGAGCGTGGCCTCAAGATGCGTGATGAAGAACAGTTAAAGAAGCAACTAGCGGAAGCGTATAAAGCTCCCACGTCTGGCCTAAGCTATACGTCCGAGCAGATGGATGAGATGCGCAGAATGCAAGGCACAGGCTCGTATGACATTGAAGCTGTCCCCGGTGCTGAAGGACAAGCTCCTACACTTCGCTACACACCTAAACAAGGGCTTGATTACGGCGACGCGGGTGCTGGGCTTCCTACTGATTTTGCTCCCCAACAAGTTCAGATGTACGGTGGTCGTAGTGTCGCTGGGCAGTTTGATCCTGTCGCGCTACAAGGTTTACAGGCTCGTCGAGCTGCTGAAGCTGTTGGTGCTAGTGGTGACTTCCGCGGTGCTGCGGCCCTGCAACAACAGGCTAGTGATTTAGAGTACCAAGCTAAGGTTCGCCCTTTGCAGCTTGAACAGTTAAGACAACAAGGGCTGTTGACCGGTCTCAACCTTACCGCAGCGCAGAAAGCCCAAACAAAATCTGATAGTTTTGATGCTGCGTTTGAAGCAATTAACAAAACAGAATACGAAACGCCTGAAGCAAAAGATGCTGCAATTTTAGCTGCTACAAGACAGTTTAAAGGGGCTGATGCTGAAGCTGAGTTGCGGTCAAAATACAGCACTATTGAACGCAATAAAATTGCGACCGATGGACTGAAGTTCGATCAAAAAATTAGGCAAGCCCGTCTGAAAGGGCCCGCCGAAGCGTTAAAAGTAATCGACGAGTTAAATGACAGTTTTACACTGGAAATTGACGGCTTCAAAGTAACGCAAGTTAACAAGGATGGCACTCGGGTTCCTTTCCTAGAAGCAAAGTCTGCTGACGAATTTGCTCTTAGTGTAGATTCTAGGATTAAAGAAGGCGGCGCGTACGAGTTGGCCAAGTTTCGCCAAGACGAAGACACAAAAAAGGCTCAAGTTGGTTACTACAACGCAATGGCAAAAAAAGCTTCCCAAGAAGGCGGAAGCGCTGCAAACCAATTGTCTGGTGTGCAGGTAGGATATTCCCGCGATGAGAAGGGCAATCCTATTCAGGTTATGAG